GCTATGACATTTAACGCTAACGAACGCACCAGATATATCGCTAAATGCGCTGGTGTTGACTACGACGACCTGATCACGCATCAGGACGCTAACCCTGCCGTCACAATGTATCTGGATGACTTTAAAGTTATCGAGAACGAGCTCCGCGCTGCGTATATCGTAGGCAAAGCAACAAAGACCGCGGCTCACGGTTCTTCTAGCCTTATCGACAGCCTTGAGCATTGGGCAAAGTGTTTTAGGGATGGAACCTTGGACGACAGCAATGCAGAAGAAATTGCGTATTTGCTGGAAGACAGGGCGCATGATCTGCGGACTTGGGAGGCTAACGATGGCAAAGTTTAAGGTAACCGCCACGATGGATGTGGCATATGAGATTTTCATAGAAGCATCCAGTGAGCATGAGGCGTGGAAGGTAGCAAACGAGATGGACGCACCATCAAATATAGATGATGAAGTCTGGACAAGAGTTGATAACGGTCACGACTGGACAGTGGAAAATGTTTGGGAGGTTGATGGTGACAACGATGCAAACTGATAATAGACTTTTAAATGTGGATGAAGAAGTCCGCAGATTGATGCGCGAATTTGGCGATATGTGTTTCGACCAAGCAGATCAGGACGCAATAGACGCCAAGCACCGCGAATATATGTTGGTTAAAAATTTGCAAAAGGAGGGTAAATCCTATGTCCCCAGATTTTAAACCTGTCGAAGGCTGCGAAGAGTGCGAAGCCCTGACCGAAATGTTCGATGAACCGACCGCTTGTTACGAGTGCATTGAGTACGGGGAGGCGAAACAAAATGTCTCTTGATAACGTAGAAGCCGCAATCGAACAAGGAACGTCAATCAAACTAGCCCAGCTAGAGTCAGCCGTCCGTTCGATACACAAGGCCGCGCAGAAGCTGCCAGATAAATGCTTTGTCAAACAGACTGCGGAATGGGCAATGGAGATCGTCGAGCCCAACAAAAAAGGCTTCAGCGATGTCACCTGAAGACATCTTCATAACCACCTATCTGGAAAGAGGTGAGCAATGATTAAACTTTCGGAAAAGATTAAAATTAAAATCCGTTTTTGTCCGGACTGCATGGGTTCTAAAATCCGTACTTATTACGAGGAAGAAGAGCTTAATAGAGGACGCAATAAAGCGTGGAAGCGGGTGATGTACTGGGTTCCTATGATCTGGTGCCACGATTGTAAGAAGCATTCTGCTGCTTTTGAATGGGTAAAAGCAAAGCACGACGCCGTGCTTGTTTCTATGGGCGGCATGACTACCCAAGAAATAAAAGATTTGCGTAAAAGTCTTGGGTTTAAAAACGCGGTAGAGTTTGCCCGATATCTGGGCGTCGGAGATAGTACCGTGAAACGCTGGGAAAGCCAGTCAAGTTATCCCAGTACGGCGCATAGGATGCTGTTGAAGCTTGCCGCATCTGGCGTCGATCTGAGCGCGGTTAAAAATTGTAATAGAAACCAGAGCGGTGAATGAAACAATATTCATAACCACCTATCAGGTCAGCGGGTTCGCCCTGCTGGCCTTTCTTTTATGGGACGCTTGGAAAGAAAAATAACATTTTGTCGTTTATGGTATAAGATATGTCGCATATGGGATAGCAAACATCTAAGTATCTGATATTATTAAAGAATAAGAAGCGGGGAATCCGCCGACGCTATTTCACATTGTTAATTACTACGGGAGTTCAGTATGACTGACTTTACTAAAAACGTGCCGTGGCTCGCGCACCGCGAAAAAGGCTACCTGACTTACGACTTCAACGAGCTACTAAAAGAACTAACGGGCTCGATAGTATGCGTCGCATGGGTTCGAGACCCCGAACAAGGGCGAATGAATTACAATACGCAAATATCCGTTGAAGCCGAACTAGAAGGAAACACCGATACCGAACACTATCGGGTGCTTATAAATGACCAGTCCTATAGTTACTTTTTTGCAAAGGACATCCTTTATATGTGTCAGGACACGGGCAAAACACCGAAGATACTAATTCGGTGACCGCGGCTCACGGGGCAGCTTTCGGGCTGCCCCTTTTTTGTGCCAAAACCACAGAACGGTTACTCTTCTTCAAAAGCGTTATTTCGGGTATCACCTTATATAGGGAGAAATTTAAAAAAATATTTTTTTGTTTAAAATAGGTGTAACCGGTGTAACCGTGTAACTTTGGTTGTAACTTACTATTAAACAAAGAAAAAAAGGTTACACCTCTCGGTTACACTATGAAATACAAGGTGTAACCTTTTAGTTAAATGCCAAATCGGCCTTAGTGTGATTTGAGCGCGGTTTTTATAAAAAATATTTTTGACCCTATATAGGTATATCCTGTATAAACTATGGGACGTGACCTAATTAACGGTGAAATCCTTATGGCAAGAAAATCAGCAAGCAAAGTGACGGGCAAGCCCCGTGAAACGCGAGGCCGACCGCCTGCAACTGTCGAGCAGCCCCTAACACGCAAGCAAGAACTTTTTGTAAAAGAGCTTGTGAGTAAAGACGGTCAGATAACTTTGCGAGAGGCCGCTATCAATGCGGGATATGCTGTTACGTCAGCCCATTCGCGGGCATATGAGTTAACCAACCCACACATTTCGCCCCATGTTGTGGCCGCCATACAAGCTTACCGGCGCGAGTTAGACGAAAAGTATGGGGTAACATATCAAAGGCATTTAAGAGATTTGCAAACTATTCGCGATGTGGCTTTGCAGAACGGCGCATATAGCGCAGCCGTGCAGGCTGAGTATCGGCGCGGTCAAGCGCAGGGCGACATTTACGTTAACAAATCGGAAATCCGTCATGGCTCGATTGACAGCATGAGCAAAGAAGACGTGATGAAAGCTTTAGAGGAAATCAAACAAAGTTATGCCCCAGTCACAATCAACATCACCCCTGAAGAAACAACGAATGCCAGCAATCGCGGTAAAGCGCGAAGCAGGCTTTTACAAGCAGATGAAGGAAGCGACGCAGAGATCGAACCGCAAGATATTGTTGACGCGGATTGAAAACTCTATCGGCGCGGGCATCCCTGATGTTCTTTTGTGCGACGAACAAGGCACGTTTCATTTTGTAGAATTAAAGTTTTTGACCAGCAACGGGGTGACCTTGCAGCCGTCGCAAGTGGCATGGCTTTCCCGCCACCAGCACAGCCCGTCATGGATACTAATTAAAAAACAGAACAAACCTATGGATGATCCGGAATTGTTTTTGTTTCCGGCCGGTGCAGCAGTCGATCTAAAAATGGACGGGCTGCAAGCCGTTGAGCCGCTGCATCATCAAAAGGGGAAATTTAACTGGGATGTCATTTTTGACTTGATATGTCCTATATAATCCTATATGTAAGGGCATCGTTAATTAACACGGGAGTTTTAAACGATGCCAAAATATAGAGTAGCAGTATGCTTAGAAGAGGGTGTGGTTTTGGTGGTTGACGCCGCGAACGCCGGAGAGGCGGAGGCGGAGGCCTATGCGCTTGCCGATGAAATGGGCGGGACTAATTATCCCGAACAATATGAGCCGAACCGTGTTCATCGTTCTTTTTGGACGCAGGATGTGGAGGCTTTGGATGATTAAAACCTTGATGGAATGTTTGAACTGCAAGCACACCGAAGAGCATATTGCGCCATTGCCGGAGCAATGCCCGAAATGTCAATTCTATTGTTATTACAAGCCGGAGGAAATGGATGATTGACGTTAAAAGAAAAATTCATATTGATCTGGTGGCATTGTATGATCTGGCTTACCAGAACGATCTGCCCGAAATATGCGGGGCGTTGTCTCATGCTGAACACTTGATTTGGGAAATGCGCCGCCGCGAAGATAAAGAAAAGAATTGGGGGCAGGGGTTAACGCAACAAGAAGCAGACGATCAGTCTTATTTTGAAAATTTACAAGACTGTTTAAATCATGAAAGAGGGGCGGCAGCATAATGTTTATATTCAGTATTATTGGCCGATTGCTTTACGGTAAAGACTGGGAAAAGCACACTCAAAATCGAACGCGATATGTGAAACGCCGACGTCGATAGAAATTTTTAAAAATTCAAGCTTGACTAGTATGGGCTTTTATGAGACAACCAACACCAGCGGCAGAAATGTCGCTGGTTTTTTAACTTCTACGGGAAATAGAAAAATGACACATTCAATCGAAAATAACAAAAATTCTCTCGCTAATCTTTTGGTTAAGGTACAGGATCAGGCCAGCCGCAACGCTGATTATCTGGCACCGCTTAAAGATTTGCAGAAAACCACCACTGACACGGGCAAGCCGCAAATCGTCGTCGAGCAATCCGGTGGGGTTCCAACGCAGTTTTTCGACATTAACGACGTATCGTTCGGGCAAATTGCCAGCCATGCCGAAATCGACACCCGCACGGCTCGCCGGTTGCAGGCCAGATATCCCGCTGAGTTCGACGGGCTTTTGAACGCGATCTGGCGTGATAGCGACGACGTCCGTATGATTAGAACACGCCATGCTGAGACAGCCGCGCCGTTTACGTTTGGCGGTGTCGGTGTAAACCAGCCGCCGCGCTCGCAGTGGAACGATGCTG